AATGGGGTATCGTTCATGCTATCGAGAGTTATCTTGTTGCCTATCCCTATTCCATATCTTAGGATAGCCGTACCTACAATAATACCAACAATAACTAAAACACCGCCGCTAATTAGTAAAAGTATCGCCGTCATATTCGTCATCTTCCAATCCTTTGTCTATTGCGCCGACCCTAGCCAGCGACTGTACTGTTTTTCTTTTAGTTGCTTCCTCGCCAGTAAAGGCGTATTGGTATTGCGTAACACCAAGTGGACATCTCAAGTGTACTTGAAATGCTATCATAGCCGCGAACAAGAGGTCGTCATGCTTACCAGACATGTGTATTGGCTTGCCGCTTTTATCGTAACAAAAGGACATCATCTCGTCTATGATTTCTTCAAAGCCAACAATAAAACTCTTTTCACGTAAAGCGGAGCGGAAGTCATCAACCAACCACTTTCTAGTAACCATATCAGTTCGCCACCCAAGGTTTTCGGAGTCTTGTACAGTTAGCTGTTGGTCGTGAACCTGCCTATTATAGATATTAGGATATCCCTTTTCCTTGAACAGGTTAAGCAGTATCATACCGTTTGGTATTTCTGGTGCGATGAATGCCTCATTGTACATATTGGCTGCGTAATATACCTGCCAAGCTAGATCAACCTGGTCGCTTCTCCCTTGATATATAGCTACGAACTCTCCTGCGGTACGGTCGAATATAACAACTCCGTCAGCGTCAAGATTGCTCTTCGGGTCGTTTACATCAGATATTCTCGACTCCATTGTATCAATGCCAATAGCGTATTCATGGTTAGGACATGGCATGTTGCGAACTTTCCAGCAGTTGAATGTTCTCTGTACTTCCTCGAAACCGTCCTGTGTAAACACGCACCGCTTTGGTTCCCTAACGTGTTGCTTCTGGTAGTTTATCATTGACTGCAAGAACACAGGATTACCAGACGTTTGGAACGCCTCCATTGCCGTTGCCGGATATTCCTGACGGAACAAAGCCTCATCACCGCCAAGTTCCTGAATCTTCAGTCGTCTCCAGTACAACTGGCCGTCCGTTAATCCACATTCGCTCCGTACAACCATCTCGTCTTCGTCTGCTATAAAGTCCACAGGTGGTTCGGTTGTATATTCTAAGAACTTGTGCCACGGGAAGAAGATAGGCAGGTATCCCTCAAGGTTAGTCTTGCCCTTTTGTCTGTCAACCGCCTGCCAGTACATATCATAAAACGCACCACCGACTCCATTTGCTGTTGTTTCAAGGATAACGATAGTGTTGGGGTTCTTTGGGATCATCTGCAACACAGCAGCCAAGCCCTCTTTAGCTTTGGGCCAGAACGCTACCTCAGAACCGTGGAAGAAATGAATCGTACCACCTCTGCCGAGAACATCTTTGCCCGCGGTTTGGGTCATAAACTTAGAGCCATGAGGTTCACGGTATACAATCTCTTTCCTGTTACTCGCTCTTGTTGGTCGCCTTAACTCCTGCGGAAGATGAGACTGGAATGTACGGGTCATATTAAACACCATGTCCGTAGATTCCGTATCAGCAGAAACACATAAAGCAGACCAATGCTTGCGGGAGTTTATCTCGTAAAATGCCTCCGCTTCCGACCACGTTGACCAGCCCACCTGACGTGGCTTCAGGAGAAGTATCCTTACAGGAAACCCAGCCTCACGCTGCTTCTGGATAATCCCCGCCAACATCAACTGTCCGTCGTTAGGGTGCAATGGAACAAGCTCACCATTCTTGTTAATGATTTGCAGGTTCTCGTCAATCCAGTTTATACTAGATGTAGCCAGGGTCATTGTTGTCCCTCACTTATCCGGCCTTGTTTTGCAGACATAAGGATTGATGGACTTGTATCATCTCTCCGGCTCGTCGTTGGCTGGCTTGCTTCAAAAGAGGCCTTCTTTTGTTTTTTCTTTTGCTCCAGTTTTTCTCTGTCAAGCTCGGTTCTTATCTTAAATAGCTCCGACATCAATCTTCCTGTATAGCCCGCTGCTTTAGCTGAGTTGGCTGGCAGACTCATACCCTCGGTTAGTAATTTACGGCCGGTCTTACTTGTTATGAACCTAGCGATAGCGTCTCCAGCGAATAGGGTAGCTATGGCCCGTTTCATATTATACCCAGAGATTAAAGAACCGGCTGCTCCCGATTCCATGATGCGAACAAAAATAGCCCCTTTCCCGCCTGGACTTTCCTGAACCATCCTGGCCATGTCGGATATATCTCGAACTCTAGCAAGCTCACCAGGTTTGTCGAAGATGAGTCTTAGGGCGTCGTCGCCCATAGCGTTAAGTGACTCTTCAAACCTAGTGCCGTTGACAAACCGCTGACCTGAAACTCTGTTTGAATCTATTAGGTCAGCCAGATAAGCATGTTTCATCTGTTTCCATGTTTTATCGTTAGTCAAGCTCTTGACCTTGCGTATTTGCTCGGTAGCCTTTGGTCTAAAAACAGTTTTAACTGCCTTTTCAGGGTTGTCGGCAAGTTGGCGAGTAAGTGTCTTTATTAGCTTTGAATTAAATCTTTCTTTTCCACCCTTCCAATAAGAGTTGGCCCGCTTCATCATCTTCCTTGCATCTGGGTTAAGCCCTAGTGCTGGATTGTCAAATAGCGAGTCAATCTCTTTCGCTAAATGCTTGGCGGCGCCTTTGGCTTTACCAGGTACTATATCGGTTCCTTGAAAACCAACTTGCAGTAAGTCTGACCGCCATTGTGCAAGATATTCTACCGGCACTTCATCAGGAAGATTGGCAAAGTCTTTTAGTATACGCGAGGTTGTCTTGCTTTTTAGCGAAGGCGCTAACTTTTTAGATACCTCTCCCGTCCTAGTAATGGGTTGGCCTAGGTCGTCTAAAATACCCGTAGGAACTCCTTCCACTATTTCTGTTGTTGTAGGAGTCATCACCCGCAACATTCTGGCGGCTTCTTTTTTTAGATTGCCGGTATTTATTTTTGCCCCATGCGCCAGTCGGTCAACCTCTCCGTACAGTTTAGTGGCATGGATAGAAAACGATTTCCTTCCACTTTTAACGGCGTCGTCTAGCACTACAGCCATTTCGCTTGGGGATAATTTAGAAGTAAGACCTTTGGCAAAGTCGTCTAAGACATTCTCTGTCCATTGGCCAAGGGCGGCCGCTTGCTGCTTCCTTGTCTTAAACATGTGATGTTGGCCGGTAAAAGAGTTCTCTGCCATCTCTGTTACGGTATCAATAAGTTTGTTGGCTGTCATTTGCTCTGGGGTCATTGCGGCAGAGACGCCCGGCAGTTTTTCTCCCATTAACAATGGCATATTTTGGGCTGCTACGTTTTTACCAGCTTCCTCTAGTTCTCCACTCAGCCGTGTGGCGCCACGAATCATATCGTCTTTTGCAGGAGCAAGGAGTTTCGACGCACCACGGACAGCAAGTCTGCCTACGCCCTCGCCAAAGGCGTCCTGTAGTCCCCTAATGCCAACCTCCCTTGCAACATCACTGCCGCCCATTTGTGATGTTCTTTCTGGATTAGTTTGTGACCTTGCGGCTACGTCCAGTCCTTGTCCAATACCAGCACCAATACCGGCCCCTATCGACGGGCCTAACAAAGGAGAACCAGGCGCAGCAATTTCGCCAACCTTGGCGCCTACGATACCTAAAGCTATTGATGGTATATCAGAATACAACTGGGCAAGAAATTCATCAGTTCCCGGCCCTGACGCTTTTGCCATATAGCCAATAAGATCGTCCGAGAAATTACGCTTCTTTAACTCCTTGTATGCCCTATTGCGAACAGGGCCTCGCTTCATTACATTAACAGCTTGACTCATAGTTGGTGCGTCCCACATTTCCCTTGCCGCCAAATACCCCTCTGGCTCAAGACTAAGGGTTGGGTTGCCCATAATATCAACCAGGTCTTCGTAATAAATCTCGCTATTAACCGAAGGGTTGGATAACTTTTGCCAGCTTGGGTCAAGTTGGGAATACGTATCCTGTCTCTGGCTTCGCTCCTGTGTCTCCTGGAACTCCGGTGTTCCAATATCTCCAGGTTGCGTTGGTGGTATCTCGCTGGTTATAGTTGCGCCAGGGGGCTGCTGTGCCGCTTCTTGGGCGGGCTGTTCGGCCAAATACGTGTCGGGGTCAAAGCCAACGGCGGGTGCCGTACCAGCAACCGGAGCCTGTATGTCTGCACCTGCTAAATATGCGTCTGGGTCAAATACCATTATTGCGCTCCCAATCGTTTCTTGATCTCAATAGCCCTTGGGTCTTGTGGGTTTGAATTAGCCCAATTTATTGCCTCTTGATCTCTCGTAACTGGTTGTGCTGCCTGTGCTGGGGCTTGCGGTGGAGTGGCCCCCGGCCGGGGTATTGCAAACCCAGACGCAGACAGTGCGTCCTCTTTCGTCTTTATTATACTGCCCATTGTTGTCTTAAATGTCTCTAGCCGAGACTGGAAAGTTTTATTCGGCAGGTTAGGATTAGGAAGAAACTTCATAAGTCTTTGAAATTCTTGTTCGTTAATTTGAGCGCCAGACTTCAACCTAAGTAGGTCATCTCCTAATTCATTTACCAGTGCCCTGAAAGAAATCCCCCTCTCGGAAACGCCCACGCCTGTAACTGTTTCCAGGCCTGCTTTGATACGCCCCTCTATCGGCCCCGCATAAGATGGGTCGTACAAGTCATCAATCCTTTGCAGCTTTTTGCCAAAGTCGTATATCTTAGTAAGCTCCATTCGTTCGCCAGACGGCGCTGGCTTACCCTGCCCAACGTTTACGTTTACCTCGCCGGCGGCCTTAATCTGTTTTGGTGTCGCCTTGCTAATTCTTCTTTCTGTTCCGTCAGCGTACATTCGATAGTTGTACCATTCTCCGGAAGGGTCTTGTTTCTGGATAAGCTCAGATGGCTTAACAATATCAGGGGTTGGTTGTGGCCCATAGGTGGTACGCACCTGTCCGTCATCGCCTTGACTTGCACCTGTCGGAACGAATCCCTGTGGTATTGCACCAAACAATGCGTTATACGTCTGCCACATCTGCGCAAAGACAGGCATGTTCTTTTGTCCTGCTGCTGCCAGCTTCTGTGCATCGAGTTGCCCAGCCTGCGCGGCCGACTTCACCTTTGCTTGGCTTAACTCTGTCTCTGCTTTCCATCTTGGGCCTGGCTCAAACAAAGCTTTGCCGATATTGTTAAATATATTTGCCATAGTTTATTCCTTAAAATCTTGATTCGCCATAAGCTCCGCCAAAACCTTGTCCAAAACCGCCCGCAAAAGAGCTGGCCGCACTATACCCCAGCCCCGGCCCAGACTGTGTCATGGAACTCTGTGTTGAATTTATCGATGTACCAATTAACATCGCAAACGCCTGCATTACCTGTGGGTCGGTTATCTGATTCTCTTCAAAGAACTTATTCATACTTGCCTCAATCTCAGACTGCTGCTGTACCCGCTCTGTATCGGCCATTGTCATTGTCTGGCCAAGACCACCCAACTTGCTCAACGCCTGTTGAGTTGGAGCCTGCCCTACTGCAAGAGAGGGGCCTATCGCGTTCAAGGCTCTATTGGCGGTGTCGGTCTGTATCTGCTGGTTCCTGCCGAGAGTGTCCCAAGCAAGGCCAGCCCGCTGTTGACCTAACCAGTCACCAACATCACCGTAAGCCTCGCCAACCTCGTTAGCTCTTGCGCTTCCCCAGTATCCAGGCCCTGCGAACTGCTCCTGTATGCCTGGCAGTTCTGTCTGTTGGAACTCTTTCATTCGTGGGTCTCTAACGGCCCTTCCGAAGTAAGATGCTTCCTGCTCAGGAGTAATAGGCTGTGCGCCCATCTCGCCCCTAAGAAGACTTCCAGAAGTAGTCTCTAATTGTTTCTGGAGAGGTGAGCCAGAAAGGTCGCCGAATTGCTGAACAAAGTCTGGCAACTGACCAAGAACGTCTGTCCCCGTCTGTGTCATCGGTGCGACACGATTGCCCTGATAAACATTCTGGCCCTGGCCAAGATAAGAAGCGTATCCGGGAAAACCTCCTGGTACTGCTCCTAACCCAGCGTCAATAGCCGCTTTTTGGGCAGGGGATTTACTTTCGCTTGAACTTTGCTGTTTACTACCGCCGGAACTCATGCAACCCATTATCGTATCCTTTTAATATATGTTGTCTCAAAATGACTAAATCCAGCTTTGTCATACAGTCTGCACACATTGTCGTGTAGGTCGCTGGCTAGTTTACTTGCTGTCATTAAGAGGTGAGTACACCCCTTGCCAATAACCCAGTCTTGGGCGGCTCGTACTAAACGCATTGCGCCCATTCCTCTTCGCTTTTCGGGTATGATGTACCAATAATGCTCGTTGGCAAACAACTCTGTTCCTAGTGGGTTCTTGAATGTAGTCAATCCCATATAACCAACAGGAGGGTCGCCTAGCACTAATAAATCTGCTGTATCCGAATCTATCATATTCTGTAAATCGTCTAAATGTTCTTCTATATCAATTTCCATACCGAAGTCTTTGACCGATTCCTTTTGCCAGAACTCGGCTACATGCCTTAGTTCTTCCGCTCTTCTTGTGAATATCTCAATCATTATATCGGGGTCGGGTCAATATCGTCCATAGTTTGTGTGGCAAGGTATTCTGCTTTCGCCCTGCGGACATACGCGTCGATTCTATTGCTACACGCGGCTTGCAACTGTTCAACTACCTCGACGTTACCTATTCCTAAATATCGCAAAGCCTTTTTTTCTCTGTCTGTTAAAGATATATCTATAATCATTATTCTTCCTTAATGAACAACGTTTACCGGGTCTGGGTTGGCGTTAGTTCTGTAAAAGTCGCCCGCCGCCAACCCACCGGTAATAGCAGCAGCATTATTTGCGTAAATTGGCAATCCAACAGCGGCCAATTTAGAGCCAGGCGTTTTGGTTCCCACTCCGACATTCCCCCCGTTAGGATTAAGCAAAAGTGGATACTCCGTCTGCAAACTAGCTTTATCTATTGATTGTATCCAGTTGCCGAATGGAGCGACACCTGCACTACCCATGTCTAAAACACTGTTGGATGTCCCACGGACCCTTAGTACTCCTGTCTGCGTACTGCCTGTTATAGCAGGATAACCACTTGGGCCTTTTATATCAAAAATCAGTCCAGCAATTGTATCCCCTACAACAATACGGCACCCACTGATTTCAAGATAGTCATTCGTATCGTCAAACGTCAGGAGCGGGCCTGCCACTTGTCCAACAGTACCACCATTGGGAATCACTACGTTTCCAGTTATTCCTGTATTAAATGACGCGTCATCGTTCACAAGACTATATAAGTCCTGCCGTAACTTAACAAGTTCCTCCTCTACATATTTCTGTAGTTCTTCTATAGTACTTGGGGCGGGAGGTATTTCTCTTACAATGTCAGGCATTATCTATTGCTTTCGCCTTCTGTGTGTATAATTGCTTCTCTTAATTCAAAGTCTGAGCCAGATACATTCTCAAAGTTAAACTGTATTCGCTTGGAACTTCTATTGATATATGCGTCGTGTTCAGCCCAGTCGCTTGTAAGTGTTTGGGTAATATCAACCCAACCTGTTTCCGACGTGTCAAAATTGTCCGTTCTAAACCTGACCTTGATACCACCATTGTCGTCGGTTCTTTCTTTAGCAACGTAAGATAGTTTATTCCATCGTTTGTATTTACTCGGCAGTCCAACGTCAACTACTGGAGTTATATGTCTTGTAAGTATTGCGTTGCCGCCTTCTGTGACGCTGGTCTCATCTGCCTGATAAACAAAGCCGTTAGAGTCGCCATAGACCATCCTTGCAGATACCAACGATGTCTGTAGGGCGCTGTTATATGTTGCACCTGACGGGTCAAAAAGCGAGGCAGACGTGTCCCCTCCGAACACAGGTATTTGCGCAGCTGTGGCACAAATAACAGCGC